AAAAACAAAGACAGACTTACTGAAAGTGATATTAAAAAAGCTAAAACGATGATTAAAAGTCCAAGAGATAAAGCTTTAGATGTTTCAAAAAAAACAATGGCTATTTTAAAAGGAGCAAGAGACTTTCATTCTGCATATAAAAGAGATGAAGCAAAAGTTCAAAAGAAAATGGGTGGTGGTGTTGCTAAAACTGCAGGAGCACAATCAGCTTTGGGTAGATTAGAAAAATCTGGAATGAAGATGAACAAAGGTGGTGATGCAAAAATTAAAAAAGTAATATCAGGTTTACACAAAGCATCAGCTTTACATAAGGGACAGGCAAAATCTTTAGAGTCTGTTGTTAAAAAATCTACTGGTGGTATGGCTGATTATTATAAGGATATTATTTAATGGCAACATCAGGAACTACAGCTTTTAATTTAAATATTGATGATATCATACAAGAAGGATATCAAAGATGTGGGGTAAGAACTAATTCTGGTTATGATTTAAGATCAGCAAGAACGAGTTTGAATTTATTATTTGCAGAGTGGGGTAATAGAGGTATTCATCTTTGGAAAGTAGAACTTGATGAAAAAACATTAGTTGCTGGCACAGCGACATATACAGTTGCAACAGACGTAAGTGACGTATTAGAAGCTTTTATATCTACAACATTATTAGCCGATGATAGTTCTACAACTCAAGATGTTTCTCTTACAAAAATTGATAGATCAACATATGCTGCAATTCCAAATAAATTATCTACTGGAACACCGTCTCAATATTATGTTGATAGACAGACAACACCAAAAATAAGTTTATATCAAGCACCAGATGCAGGAACTTACAAAGCTTTAAAATATTACGTCTTAAAAAGAATTGAAGATGCAGGTTCTTATTCTAATCAAGCAGATGTTGCTTATAGATTTTTACCATGTATGGCAGCAGGATTAGGTTATTATCTTTCTATGAAAATTAATCCACAATTGGTGCAACAAAATAAAATGATTTATGAAGATGAACTTAAAAGAGCTTTAGATGAAGATGGTCAAAGAACTTCTACATTTATTACACCACAATCTTTTTACCCTAACGGATCAGGAGCATAATGGCTAAGTACGCAACAGGTAGACACTCAAAAGCTATATCTGATAGATCAGGTATGGAATATCCATATTCAGAAATGGTAAAAGAATGGAATGGTTCTCTTGTTCATTATTCAGAGTTTGAACCTAAACAACCACAAATTAGAAGAAGAAGAGTTACTGCAGATGCTATCGCTTTACAAAACCCTAGAGTAATGAAATTTCAACAACCAATACAGCCTTTTATAAATAATAATACAAGCGATGCTACAATTACTAGTTCTGGAGGTGCATCAGTTTGTGTTGCAAATTTAAGTTTACCTGGGCAATTTGCATTCAGAACACAAGAATTTAAAATAGTAAGAAATGATGTAACAACAATAATGCAGTCTATGATACCTGAAGACCCATCAATACAAAACATAAGAAGACAAGCTAATTTAGCAGTAGGGAAAGTCGAGGTTAATATAACATAATGGCAATATCACATTCAGCATTTTTAACACAAGTACGAGATTATACAGAGGTAGGTAGTTCTGTATTATCTGATTCAATTATTCAAGAATTTATAAGAAGCGTGGAATTAGATATTGCAGGAAAAGTAGACTATGATGACACTAGAAAATATGCAACATCAACCTTTACAGCTGGAAACAGAGCTGTTTCTATGCCCTCTGATGTTCTTATATTAAGATCTGTCGAACATCTTACATCTGGAGGGGTCAGAACTTTTTTAGAAAAAAGAGATTCAAGTTTTATATCTGAGTTTAACGGAGCAGGAACACAAGGAACGCCTAAATATTTTGCTAATTATGATGCTTTTAATATTATAGTAGCTCCTGTGCCAGCTGCAGCAGATACAGTACAAATAAATTACATTAAAGATCCACCTGAATTTACTTCGACTAACCAAACGTTTTTAGCTAAATATCAAGAATCAATGTTGTTACATGGTGTCCTAACTGAGGCATATAGTTTTTTAAAAGGGCCCGACAATCTATACAACCTGTATAAAGGTAAGTATAATGAAGAATTACAAAATTTTGCCCTACAGCAAATGGGTAGAAGAAGACGTGCGGAGTATGACGATGGAGTACCAAGAATAAAAGTACCATCACCATCTCCAAACAATTAAATTTAAAAAGGAGGCCATAATGGCAATAACAACTAACGCAATATGCAATTCTTTCAAAAAAGAATTGTTAGAAGGAGCTCACAAATTTCAAGCAGCTCCTAACGGAAGCACTTACAAACTTGCAATGTTTACTAACGGAGCAACTTTAGGAAAATCAACAGTTGGATACGCAACAAATCCAGGTGGTGGATCAAACACTGAAGTAACTTCTCCATCTGGTTACACTGCTGGAGGAAAAGCTTTGGTAAATACGGGCACATCTTTAGCAACAAACACAGCTATCACAGATTTTTCTGATCTGTCTTTTGTTGGAGTAACTTTGACAGCAAGAGGTGCTTTAATTTACAATACAACAACTGCTGGTGGTTCGAGCACTACTGATGCAGTAGCTGTATTAGATTTTGGCGGAGATAAAACTGCAACGTCTGGAACTTTTACAATTCAGTTCCCTGCGTTCACAACTTCGGCTGCTATATTAAGAATAGCGTAATTTAAGGTCCTGAAGCTATGGCGGATTTAACTTATACTGTAACCGTAGCTTCAGGAAACCTATATGGTGGTGGAACGGGTAATGTTTTTTACCTTGATGGTGCAAGAAATTCCACTGGACCCGGCACTGTAAGTTTTGTTCAAGGCGGAACAATAAGATTTGAACAAAGTGATTCATCTAATGATAATCACCCATTAATTTTTTCTACTGACACAAACACATCAAACATAATTTCTTCTGGAGTTACTTATTACCTTGATGGCTCAAGTAACCAAGCAGGTTACACGAACACAACTACTTTTAATGCTGCAACTACGAGATATGTTGAAATAACTCCGTCATCTAATACAGACTTCTTTTATCTATGTTATGTACATGGTTCCGGTATGGGTGGAATTTTTGATGTTACATCAACTACTTGGGGTGCATTAGATTGGTCTGAAGGATTGTGGGGACAACAAGGATTTGTAAATGCTGCAGTAACAGGTACTGCATTAACTAGTGCTATTGGTAATGAATCATTCGATGCAGATGCTAACGTAACAGTTTCAGGAATTGCACTTACATCTTCTGCTGGAAATGCTCTTGGTTTTTCTTTACATGAAGAAGCAGTAACAGGTCAATCTGCGAGTTTATCGGTAAGCTCAGTAGTTGCAGGAACTGGAGATATTGTAGGACTATCAAGTGCAGGTCAACTAGCATCATCTATTGGTTCTGTAACTGCAGAAGGTATTATTGAAATTGGTTGGGGTGGAGATGCTTGGAATATAAATGCTTGGGGATCATTACAACCATTTTTACTACTAACTGGACAGTCATTAACAACAGCTATTGGATCTGAAAGTGTTACAGCAAACGCAGACGTATCTGTAACAGGTTCTTCTTTAACTATTTTTCAAGGTGAAGATATTTCTGGTACTTCACATACGGAGGCTGTTACAACTGCTGGTTTATTAACATTCTCAATGGGCACTGACACTATTGGAATTGGTGTACCAATAACAGGTATTGCATCTACAATGTCAGCAGGACAAACAACTGTTGATCCAACATTCTTAATTGGTGAAGGATGGGGAAGAGATACTTATGGAAACTTAGGTTGGGGTGTAAATTATTCTGCAATAAATACTGCAGGTCTTGCTTTAACTTCATCTATAGGAAACGAAACTGTAACTACTGATGTTACTTTCTCAGTTTCAGGACTAGCACTTTCAATGACTTTTGGAGTCTACTCAGTAACTGCAGATGCTGATTTATCAATTACAGTTTCTGAACACACAATGACTTCTGCAATAGGAACGCAGAGTCTAGTACAAACAACAAATGAGACAGCCACAGGGCAGGCATTAGCAATGTCCACAGGTTCTGTTATAGCTGGTACAAGACAAGATGTACCTGTTACAGGCACTGCTTTAAGTTTATCACTTGGAAATCAATCATTAGTACAAACAACCACTGAAGCTGTTTCAGGACAGTCATTAACAACAAGTATCGGCACAATTACGCAGTTACCTCAAGTATTAGTAGGTGTTTCAGGTATTGCAATGACTATGTCATTAGGAGAAGAAGGCACGCAATCTAACGCAAATGCTTTCCCAACAGGCATATCCTTGACAAGTTCAGTAGGCAGCCCTAATATAACACCATGGCAAGAGGTTGACCTTGGTGTCAATAATACTTGGACTACAGTTGATTTGGCTGCTTAATAAATGTATAATCAAAGTAATTAAGGAGAATTTTTATGGCATCAACATATTCTAGTGATCTGAAAATAGAATTGATGGCTACTGGTGAAAATGCCGGTACTTGGGGAACAAAAACAAATACTAATTTAAATTTAGTTCAGCAAGCTATTGCAGGATATCAAGCAATTGATGTTGCATCATCTGATGTAGCTCTTGCAATGACAGATGGAACTATTTCAAACGCAAGAAACGCTACTTTAAAATTAACTGGAACTTTAGCTGCTAACAGAACAGTTACTGTGCCGAATAGTATTGAAAAAGTTTATAATGTAATTGATGGAACTGACCACGCAGGTTACACACTAACTTTCAAAACAGTAGGTGGAACAGGAATTTTACTTTGTGAAGGTAATTGCTATGTTCTTTACGCAGATGGAACTAATGTTGAAAAAGCAAACGAATACAGAAAATGGAGAACTGTTACTGCAGCAGAAACTGTTCAAGCAGGAGCAAAACTTTTTGTAGATACAAATGGCGGTGCTGTAACAATTACACTCCCCGCTTCACCAGCTAATGGAGATGAAGTGCATTTTGCAGATTCAAGATTTACTTTCGATTCAAATGCATTAACTGTTGGAAGGAATAGTTCTAAAATTGTAAATGCATCAGCAGATTTAGTGGTAAACACAGAGGGTGCATCTTTTGGACTTGTTTATTCAGGTTCAGACGTAGGGTGGACTTATACGGAGAAATAATAGATGGCAACATACGAAGCTACAAAATACGACTTCGATGGTGCTGCTATTACAGGCATTCAAGGTCTATCTACTGGCACAATCATACCTTGGTCAACTAACTCAGCTCCAACAGGTTATCTTGCATGTGATGGAGCAGCAGTATCAAGAAGTACGTATTCTGCATTATTCGCAGTGATTGGAACTAGTTATGGTTCAGGTGATGGTGCATCTACTTTTAATGTACCTGATTCTCAGGATAGAAACATTAAATCCGTAAGTAATAACTCAAACGTTGGAACAACTGGAGGAGCAAACACAGTTTCAGCTAACTCGGGAAACTTAGCTAACCATACCATTACTACTTCTCAAATGGGTAACCATACTCACTCAGTGGGCTCTATTGGAGACAATGCTGACTACACTCTTAACAGTGGAAATGGAAACAGAGCAAGAAGAACTTCAGCAAACAGAAACTCAAGTAGTACAGGTAGTGGAAGTGCACACTCACACAACTTAAACGGTGGGAATGCAGTAACAGTTTTACAACCTTACATAGCTTTAAACTTTATAATTAAGACATAGGATAAAAAATGGCAACATATGAAGCATCTAGATACGATTACGATGGATCAAATATTTCAGGTCTAGTTGGAGTTGATACTGGAAGTATTATACCTTGGCCAACTGCAAGTGCCCCAACAGGTTATTTAAATTGCGATGGAGCTGCAGTTTCAAGATCTACTTATTCTGCATTGTTTGCAGTAATAAGCACGACTTACGGCTCAGGAAATGGTTCAACAACTTTTAATGTTCCAAATCTGTCTGATAAAATTGTGGTTGGAAAATCAAATGGAAAAGCTTTAGCAAGCACAGGTGGAGCAAACACGTCTAATATTTCAGGTGTTAATGCTGGAAATACCACTATTAGTAATAGTACGTTACCGAGTCACGCTCACGTAACAGTTTCT